TCGTTCTAATGGAGATGCCGAAGATTCTCGTGGATCGCGCGAATGCCGCCGCCAAGCGCGAGGCGGAAGATCAGGTGCGCAATTCCGAGGCGATGCTGCATGAAACGCCGGCTAACACCGGACCGCGCGAGGAATTCCCTGACAAAATGAAATACGCCAAGCGCGAATTCGTCGCCCCGCCGCGCAACAGCGACGCGGCTTGAAAATAATCTGAAAATAGGGCTTGACAAGAATTAGAGCTTCGCTCTAAAACTGAAATCTATTGGATTCTGGCGCGCTGTCGGAATCCCCTCTTCCTTGGACGCGCTGTTCGAGGCCACCCTTTCCCGTCAGTCATCCCGCGGCGCTCGCGAAATGGACTGCACTCCCCCTGGAGTGTTTCCCATGGCGAACACGCAAGCTCCATTCGGGTTCTCGCCCGAAGGAACGGTCGGCGGTTCAACCCCGAATTTTCGTCTTTCCAAACGTCTGATCGCATCAACCAACGCGACCGCCATCTTTACGGGCGACGCGGTTGTCCCGGTTACGTCCAGTGTCACCGGCTATATCGCACAGGCTACCGCAAGCACGGTGGCCTTGGCCGGCATCTTCTGGGGCTGCAAATATCTCTCCGTCTCGCAGGGGCGCCCGGTCTGGAGCCGCTTTTGGCCCGGCTCTGACGCGAATGGCGACGTCACTGCCTATGTGATCGACGACCCGCAGGCGGTCTTCATGGTCCAGGCTGGCGGAACCGCCATCGGGCTGGCCTCCCTTAATCTCAACGTGCAACTCGCCGTTGGAACCGGCAGCACACTCACCGGTCAGTCTGGAATGTTTGTCCAGAGCCCGGCAAACACAGCGACCCTCCCCTTCACGGTCACCGGCTTCGTTCAGGACCCGTCCGGATCAAACGGGACGGATATCACGACCGCATACAACTATGTGCTCGTGACGTTCAACAACGAAATCTTCCGCGCCGGCCTGACAAGCGTCAGTTGAGGGGAGCTTGAAAAATGGCCATTAACACCGCACAAATCAAAGACGAGCTCTTCCCCGGCCTCCGCGCCGTCGAGGGCAAATACAAAGAGATTCCACTGCAATATGACAAAATATTCGCAGTCGGAAAATCAAACATGGCTTTGGAGCGCGTCACCTCGATGCGCTATCTCGGCCTCGCTCGCCTCAAGACCGAAGGCGGCGGAACATATTTCGACAACAATGCGGGCCAGCGCTACACGTACAATCAGGAGCACATCGAAGTGTCTCTTGGTTATGCGATCACCCGCAAGGCGATCGACGACAATCTGTATAAGGCGCAGTTTCAGCCGTCCAACCTCGGATTGCAGTTCTCGTTCACCCAGTACAAAGAGATTCAGGGCGCCTCGATCCTGAATCTCGGAACGACTTACGATAACAACGTCGGCGGCGATGGGCAGGCTTTGTTTTCAGCTGCTCATCCGATCGACGGCAATACGATCGCCAATATCCCGAGCGTGCCTCAGGACTTGAATGAATCGTCTCTCCTCGCGGCGATGACGACCATTCGCCAGACATGGCGCGACAATGCGGGTCTGAAAATTCAGGGCCGCGCACGCAAGTTGGTCGTCAATCCGACCTTGGAGCCGGTGGCGATCCGTTTGGTTAAAACCGAGCTTCGGCCCGGCACTGCGGACAACGACGTCAACGCCATTTTGTCCACTGCCGGCGGCTTGCCGGAAGGGCATATGGTCAACGACTACTTGACCAGCAACTTCGCATGGTTCCTGCTCACCAATACGCAGGGATTGACCTATCTCCAGCGCATTTCCTTCGAGATGGATATGTTCGTGGACTTCTACACGGACAATCTTCTGGTCAAGGGCTATGAGCGGTTTTCGTTCAACTACCAGGACTGGCGCGCCGCTTATGGCTCGTTCCCGACTTCATAAGGAAGGAACAAGCCATGAGCATCACCGCAAACTCTGGCCCGTTTGGGGCATTTCTGGATCCAAACAATCCGGAGAGCGCCCCTTCCTTCTTCATCGAAGGAACGGCGCTTCTCGATCCGCGGCCCTTCTATACCTATGACCCTGGGCAGAACTTCGGCGCCTTGACCGCGGTCTTCGCGACGACGCAAATTCAGACGCTCAATATTACGCCGGCGACTAAGTCGGCCGTGTCGGTGGCCGCGGCTGCGAATACGGTAAATGGAACGGCAATAACGCTCGTTTCCAGCAGCGGATTGGGCATTGTAGCGGGGGCGTCTGTTGTCAATCCTCTGACGGGGGCGACCGTAACAGGTCTTCTCGCGGTCGGTCAGGCGGCGGCCCGGGTATCCTTTGGACAGGCCGCGACGGTTCAGGCATGGGATCCGACCACGCTGACGGCCCGCGCCTTGATCGTGACCTGCAATAACGCCTTGGGAGTTGGCGGCAATATCGTCATCTCCGGCTACGATATCTACGGCTTCCCGATGCATGAGACCCTGGCCATCGTTCCGGGATCTGCGGTCACGGTCACCGGCAAGAAAGCCTGGAAATATATCGCGTCAGCTACCCCAAATTTCACAGACGCGACCTATACATACTCGATCGGAACCACCGACGTCTTCGGTCTTCCTCTGGCGAGTCTGCAATGGGCGGATCTTGTCGTGTTCGACGCCAATGCGCTCATTACCGCAAACACCGGATATGTCGCGGCGGTCAACACTACGGCCACGGGATCGACGGGCGACGTGCGCGGAACCTATCTGCTGCAAACCGCATCGAACGGAACCAATCCGCTCGTGGTCACTCAAACGCCAGTTTTGGCTGCGCTCGCCCTTCCGAACGGGGTCGGCGGCTCGTCTTCGGGCCTGTTCGGAGTTTCGCAGTTTTGACAGGAGATCAGCCATGAAGGCGCGACATAAAGAGCATAAGCGAGCTGAGGGCGGCAAGGTGAGAGCCTACGACGCCGAAGGCTCGAACGTCGAAAAAGAAGCCGAAGAGCGCAAGAAGGGCGGTCGAGTCGAGAAGAAAGACTGCATGCCTGAGCGCAAACGTGGCGGCAAAGTAGCTGACGAACACCGCGTCGAAGGCAAGATGTCCAAGATGCGGCTGGATCGGCCCGGGCGAAAGTCGGGAGGCCGCGTCGGCTCCGACAAATCTCCGCTTTCAAGCGCGCATTCCGTTTCGTCCGTCGTGGGCCATCATACAGACGATTAGGTTCGGCGACGCTCGCCCGACGTCGGCTTAATCGACTGCGGCCGTCAGCATTAAGTTGCTGGCGGCCACTTTATAGGGGCTCCGTCTAATGCAAAGCCGCATCGCCATCGTAGGACCCCTGGCGTCGGCCAGCGCCACCAAGATTGCGCTTGCGCAGTCTCCCACGGCCGCCGGAGCCCTTGCGCTCAACGGCGCCGCTGGATCGGCTGTGGCCAACAATATTTGCTTATCTCAATCCGGAACCGCGGCGACTGCCCTTCTCATCAACGGCGCGCTCGAACAGACACGGTTTGCAAGCCCCACGGTTGGGGTCCTCGGCGCAACGATCGCCATGCTGCCCACGGTAGGGCCGATCTACATCACATCGGCTGGCAATGACGGTTCGATCACCTTCGCCGTCGTCGGTATGGATCGCAATAACGCGACGCTCGCTGAAACCATTCACGGAACCAACGCTGGCGTCGTGGCGTCGGTCAACAACTATAAGACGATTCTCAGCATCATCCCTTCCGGGAACACCGCTTCGACCGTCACGGTCGGCGCCATGGGGATCGCCAAGCTCGATGTAGCCCGAAACGTGATCTTCACGTCGTCGGGAACAGACACCGGCCTCACCATCACAATTTCAGGAGGTGATTGGGCGGGAAACCCCATCGGGGAAACGGTTGTCGGCGGAAGCTCCGGATCTCCTGCGTCGACGGTTCTGGATTATCTCACCATCACGCAAGTCAAAGTTTCCGGCGCTACGGCGGGAACTATGGCGGTCGGAACCAATGGCGTCGCTGGATCGCCGTGGATCAGTATGGATGGTTGGGCATTGCCTGCTGCTCTTGTCCAGACAGATGTGACCG